CCCAAGTGTTCTCTTGCCCCCCATAAGTGTCTAATGCCTGTGCCAATGGCAAAGTTGGTATGGCTCTCGTTAGAATATAATATCTTACGTGTAGCCTGCTGTATGTTCCTCTCGTTTATGCCCACCTTGTCGCTCTCACTCTGCCCCTGCATACCAGCGGTTATACCAGTATCAATACCGGACTTATAAGCAATCATTTCGGCATACTTCATCAAGGGATTGGTCAAATCAACTACATCAAGCCTTGCCACTGCCTCGTTTACTGATATAGGGCTTCCTGTGCGAATAGCTAACCATCCATTAGGTATATACTTTGGCACTCGGTCAAACGCCTCTGGCTTATAAGCTCTTAGAGGCTTAACTAACTGCCTCATATTGTTAATCAAATAGTTCTGCACCTCCTGCTGTTGCAGTGCCTCTGGGCGTTTAATATCAGCAGGGGAAATAGACCAGAAGTTATGCACATCATACTTAGGTTGCCAAGCAGTGTAAGGATAAAGTCCGCTCTTAAATAAGTCAGTTAGCTTCTCTTGGCGGATAGATAAACCTGTCTGCACATCAATTAGTTCATAATATCTCTCGCCTCGGTATTCGTAATACACTTCTGCGAAATGGTATAAGTCCTCAAATACTGCGCTCTCAGTCTGCTTACCTACAATGCTAAACCTCTTTTGCTTGTCCTCCCAATCGTTTCTGTTCTGGTTCTGGTAATACTTGCTATCCCCTGTCTTGTCCAGTAAGTCTTTGACCTCCTTGGTGTATATCCCCTTCTTCATCCCTTCCTCTAACTCATATCGAGTCTTAAATATCCCTGTTTCTCCGCATAGTTTGTGTGTTTCCAAGTTCGCCCCGCCGTATGGTTGGCAGAAGAAGTCCACAGGGTCAATCACATCAAAATGGTGTTTATATCCGTTTATACTCTCACTCCATATCTTAGCTATGCCTACTCCATATAAGCAAGCATATTTATTGCACGCCCTATTACCTCCCTCGTAGTCTGCAAACTGCACCAGTGAGTCCCTATCAATCAGGGCGTTCATCTTATTCTCCGCCTCCTTGTTGGCTAATGACTTCAAAGCCTTATATCTCAAAGACAGGTTGGGCATCCTTGCGCACCAATCCTCTACAAAAGAGTGCATATCGGTTGTAGGGAAGTTCAAAAATCCAATCTGCTCATCACCTATTTTCAAGTTATATAAGTCCACATTCTTAGAACCCTCTTTAATCCTATCCTCTTTGAACGAGAAGGCTTCCTTAAACGCTTTATATGCTTTTTCGCTTAGATTGTTCATCTTAGTTGCCCTTCATAAGGGCTTGTTGGTTGATAATTATCCTCGGGATACTCAATTCTTATATTACCCATATCCATATAATCGCTTAACCCATATCTTATAGCGTCCATACAATGGTCAAATCCTACATCTGGCACATTGATTATCTTGCCCTCCTTGTCTGTCTGCCATAAGTAATTACGATATTCTCTTATCAAGTTAATGCTCCGCTTTGTAATGCTAATCCTCTGGTCTTGCACAAACTGAATGCCTTGGTTCACGCTTCCTTTCCCTTTGCTTGCAGGCAAAATGTTAATCCCATAGCTTCTAATCTCGTCTATACTCTTTGGCTCTGCACTGTCGGCTTTAACCAATATTTCCTTCTTGTCGCTTAGAATATCGGCTATCTGCTTATTGCTTAGTCCTTTCTGATAAGTCAGCTCATCTAAGATATATCCGCCGTTGTATTTATAAATCTCTATTATTGCCGTTGGGTCGTTGCTATATCCAAAGTCTAGTCCTCTGCGCTCTAATCTTGCCTCGTGTGGTATGCTATCAATTATCTGCCAATCCCTGTAAATCTTGCCTTCTACCTCTCCCAGTTGTCCAAGTCCATACACTTGCCACCAATTCTTGTTATTCTTTCTAACCTCTAACGAATGTCTAATAGTGTCTGGCAATCCTTCGTTATCCAAGTAAGTAAGAATAATATGGTCAACATCATCACGCTTTCCTACTAAGTTTGTTAATGCCCAAAACTCGTTTGTCGGATTAAAGTCAACCCATATCTCGCCCTTAGTTCTTATCTCCAACTGGTTATATGTTTCCTCTTTTACATTGTTAGCCTCGTTGATAAATAAGTCATCACGCCTTGCGCCCTTAACCTTCTCCGCTTGGTCAACCGAAAAGAACTCTAGCCTGCTACCTGTTTCAAATGTGTAAGTAAAGTCTGACTTATTCCACCTTGCGTCTTGGAAATACTGGTGTCCTTCCATTATCTGCAAGAAGTCTTGTATTGCTCCTCTCTTCAAGTGTGGAAGGCTCTCTGATACTACACTTCTTAACTTCGGTTCAGTATCTCTTTGGCATCTATCTATGAATATCTGCAAAATACTTATAGTCTTACTAGCAGAACTTCCACCCTGAACAATCTTTATTCTCTTTTTAAGCCCCAGTAGTTTTCTGAGTGCCGTTGTTATCGTGTAGAGCATTGCTTAATAAGGGAATTGGTTTTCCACCTGAAGTTATGTCTGTTCGTTCAATCGGCTTTAGTCCGCCCCTGTCCATTAAATCTTTGCACGCTCCCAATCTTACATTTTCATTCTGTGCATTTTTAGCTAACTCATAAGCCATTATTGCGCACTCTCTTGCCTTATCCTCTAAATATTCCTGTATATTAAGTTTTCTTAGGTTCTCACTTGCAATAACCGCTGCGCAATTTTCTTCTTCCGTGTCATACGCTTCAAGGGCAGATTTAGTTCCATTGCCTGTGTCTAAATATCTGTCCGCAAACTTTTTCTGTTTTTTAGTCAACCTGCGCATATAACAAATTGGCGAATATTTATACGCCTCAATCGCCCTGTTTTATTGTAATCAGAGCGTTCATAGTTCTATTATGATTTATTTATTTTCATACGCAAGGGATTGTTGTGGAGAAAAAAACAGCCGTTAAGCTGTTGTTTTCCAAATCCCCCCACAAGTAAGAATAGCACTTATATTTGCTTTGGATAATGGTTTATGCACAGGCTGTGGAAAAACGATTTGCGCAAACTTTTAGAAAGACTATAATGGAAATGAACTGATAAAGGCGGTTCAAAAATAGTGAAGTTGAAACGCCCATTCTGCCTTTATCGGAGTGGGCGTTTTGATTTTAAAAAAATTATGGCAAAGCAAAGATATATAAATACAAAGTTCTGGTCAGATAATTGGGTTTCAAATCTTGACCCAATAGAAAAATTATTATTTCTTTATTTAATTTGCAACGAAAGAACCAATATCGCTGGCATTTATGAGTTGCCCCTAAAATATATGTCAGTGGAAACTGGTATTGAAAAAGAAATGATTGTGAAAATACTTAGTCGCTTTCAAAAAGATAACAAAGTCTTGACCCATAATGGTTGGGTATTTATCAAAAACTTTCAAAAGCACCAAGATATATCAAACGAAAAAATAAAAAAGGGCATAGAAGTCGTTATCAAACAAATACCCCAAGAAATACTGGATAATCTATACAATAACAATAGCCTATCCATAGGGTATGCATATCCCTCGAACTATTCTAATACTAATTCTAATACTAATTCTAATACTAATTCTAATACTAATTCTAATATATTAGCAAACTCTAACGAGTTTGCAGATAAAATAAACAAAATCATAAATGAGTTCAAAAAACTAAATCCTTCTTATAAGAAATTGTTTGCTAATAAAACACAGCGTCAAGCAATTAGCCGCCTTTTAAAAGAACATAATGAGGCTGGAATAATTAGCTTCATTGATTTAGCTGATATAGCAAACAAAGATAAGTATTCTGGCGTTTCCATTATTACGCCACTTCAATTAGAGGATAATCTTGGAAAGCTAAGAAATTATGTTTTCAAATCAAATAACGAAAATAAAAAACAACAAAAAATATATGACTCAACCATCTAAGGAGATTGACATTAAAAAACTTTATCTTATGACATTTAGTGGAGCGAAGTTTTTGATAACTCAACAACAAGCCGATAAAATAACCGAATTGATAAATCAAGGAGCTAAGGTTATTAAGATTACCGAAAATGATTTTATGGGAGTGTCTGATTTTAGGGGTATATATAATGCGGAAGTAGTGGAGGATGAACTTAGGCGCAAACAGGGTCAATGGAAATGCGAATATGGCAATTGGCATGAGAAAGGTCAAGAATGTGGTTGCGCAATAGCTAAACAATACGGACTATGACCGAGTCCCAACT